TCATAACCCGAAGGTCGTAGGTTCAAATCCTGCCCCCGCAACCACCGATATAGACGGCCCGGCTACTTGCTTAAGTAGTCGGGCCGTTGCCATTCTGGCCCATACCTGGTTATCTTCCCGAACCTCAAGCTGGATCGAGCCGAAGATATCGCCAAGGATCTTCCTGGCCATCAGCGGATTCTCCCGAAGCGCATCAGTCAGGTTCATCAGGATCTCGTTGAAGATGCTGGCGACATTAGGCGTGCGTGCTGCCTCACTGGCAGCTTTCAAGGCAAGTCTGCGCTGCAGCGCGCTACGATCATTCTCTAAGGCCTTCAACTTGGCCGCCAGCGCTTCCGAGGCGCCCACCATAGTGATGGCGTCGATCACCCGACCGATCTCGGCAGTCAGCTGGGTGATGCGTTTGGTGGCTTGGGCGACATCCTCGGTCGAGCCAGTGTTTTCTATAAGCATCTCGTCAAAAGCCCTTTCGAACTCGGCGGCAGCCATCGGCGACAGCAGCTCTGCGCGGATGATCGAAATCAGGCGCTTCTCAACCAGGTCTCTTGGAATCGAGAAGCCTTTGCATACGGCCGGGCCTCTGTCCTTCGCGGCCGCGCAACCGTAACGATCCGCGTTGATCGCCACCACGGCGCCGCCGCAGTGCGGGCAAAGCATCATTCCCCCAAAGAGGGTCGTCGCCGGTCGAACCTGGCGCTTGCGCCCATGCTCGTCCCGTCCGGCATCAATGCGTTCGCGCACGCGGCGCCAGAGTTCGTCATCAATGATGCGCAGCTCTGGTAGGCTGGCCATCTGCCATTCCTCCCGGGGGCGCTCTGTTCTTTGACGGCGGCCGGTATCCGGGTCTTTAATCCATTGAGATCTGTTCCAGACGTACTGCCCCACATACATCGAGTTATTCAAGATGCCCGAGCCCTTCACCGGGCTGCCATAGATCGCGGACACGGCCCACGTGCTATCGCGCGGCGATGGTACGCCTTGGTTATTCAGTTCATGGGCGATCCGCTGCACGCTGTTTCCTGCGGCATATTGCTCGAAAATCCAAACGACCCAGCGTGCCTGGCTTTCATTGATCCTGTACGTGCTCCCGCCATCCGACTTCACGATGTCATACCCGTACGACTTCCCGCCCGCGATGTATCCCCGCTCCACTTGGCCGGCCTGGCCGCGATGCGTCTTGCTGCGTAGGTCGTCCAAGTAGAGATCGTTGATCAGCCCTCGGACGCCACGCATTATCTTGCGACCGCTGTGCCGCGAGTCGTAGCCATCTGAAACGCCAATGATCCGGATGCCACGATGCTCCAGGCGACGGACAATCTGCTCTTGCTCGACCTGGTCGCGCGCAAGGCGGTCCAGGCCTTCCACCAGTAGCAGATCAAAGCGGCCGGCGAGCGCGTCAGCCAGCATCGCGTTGCCGGCAGGACGGGTACCTACAGCGGTCGAGCCAGAGATGGCAGCATCGCAGCGCTCGAATTCGACCGTTGCGCCCTCCCGGTCAGCCCGGGCGCGGCACACACGTAACTGATCGTCGAGGGAGGTCTCGCTCTGTTTGTCGCTGCTATACCGTGCGTAGATCGTTGCCTTCATTACCATTGTGTGTCGTTGATGTTGCTGTGTTGGGCTGGTTGCCGGCCAGCCAGCTTTTCACGGCTTGGGCGGCAAGCAAGCGGATCAAGGGCCGCATGCTTGATGTGTTTTGAAGCATATCAGCTGCCACAAAGGGCGAGTCGGGTCGCCTTCCTTGTCCGCCTTTTCTCATGATGAGGTCTCCTGGGGGCCCTTCACTGCCATTGGCACCATGCGGCCAGCCTTCAAATTCATAAATGCACCGTGCCAGTTCACCTGGCCATGACGAAACATTTCCCAGAGAAGCTGGAGCGCTGGCGTCACCACGGATTGGTTGACGAACAGCTCTTGCTTTTCCAATGCTTCGGCCAGGCCGCAACTCGGGGTGTCGTCTTCCGGGATCGCGACATTGATCAGCTCTGGAAGAATGTCATATGGATAGGGCAGGCGAACGTGCCCTGCAGGAGTGCGCTCGCCAGCGGTGATATGTGTTCTCGGCTGGCCGAGAATGACCTGGCCATCAGATGCTCGGTTGCCGAGGTCCATCACATAGTGAGGCTCTCGACTCCAGCTGTTGATCTGCTGATCAATCTCATGGCGCGCCGCTATGCTGTCTACGCATACGATCACCATGGCGGCATTCCCATGTCCAGAATAGCGATCAGGATAGGCCTTCCAGTTCAATCCGAAAAAAGCGTTGATGCGATGTGTCAGCACGATGGCCTTGGATTGTCCGACGTCGGCGCGCGTGAAAAGCTGGCGTGCCAGGTTGGCTTCGCTCACCGTGTCAGGGTCCCAACTGCGGACCATCAAGCCGGGATGCCCAAGCGCCTGCAGTGCATGGTCCAGCCTGGCCAGGCCAGTGAGCATCTGCGAGCCGTTTCCCCCGCAGCCGATCAGATCAATCTCTACCACCTTCTCCAACAGATGGGGATGAGTGAAATGCGGCATCTCACCCTCCAAACAGCTTTTCCGCTGGCACGGTGATAGGAGCATAGAGTCCCAGCATGCACAGGCGGAAGGATACGGTAGGGGAGTCGCTATCCAGGTTGCCGATGACCCCTGCAAACTTTACGCTGCCGGCGTCGTCCAGATTGTCCTGGTCACTGAAGAATGCAGGCATCGTGCCGTGGCTATGGATATCGATCGCCAATGACTGGTGGGCCGGCAATGTGTCGGTGCGATAGCGGACCGAGCCAGGGGTGGCATCCTCGATTTGCAGTTGGACAGGCACCAGCTGACCAACATCGCTATCCCATGCGATGTGGCAGATATCCTCGTTGGGGAGTCTGCTCATGGCTTGTTTGGCGAAGGAGCGCATCAAATCAATGGCGCAACTGAGGCGACCGAAGGATAGCTGGTTGCGGGGAGCGATCTCGCCGAACGGCATGGCCACGGTCCGTTGCTCGCTCAGGCGGACGATTGAGTGGAGCCAGGGGCGGCGGACCTCCAGATAGAGGCCGTCGCGCGCCAGCAGGAAACGGTGCTTGTTCTCTTCGATGGGAACGAACATGCCGTGTTGGGGTACCACCGCCACCGGTGCTGCCAAGAAGCTGGCTTGATCGAGCGAGGCAGCTGGATCATCGCCGGCAGCGGCGATGGGGTAGAGCGAATGGAGAGAGCTGGCCGCCCGGCGCAGAACTGCAATCTCCTCGCTTGCAGTGTTGATCGTCTTCTGCAGGTTGTCAAAGGCAATGGCGTTCATTTGATCAGTTCCTTAATTTTTTGAGAAAGATTGGTTTTGCACGGGACCAGCCATTTTGCCCAGTCCCATGGTGTGGCCGGGTTGTCCAGCAAGTGTTTCCACATCGGGATGGCGCCACCCTGGCAGCTGACCAGGTCGGGATCATTCGGATGGGTGAATCGGCTGCCATAGAAGGCGCGCTCGTAGTCCTTGATTGCCTCGGCGTCCATTGACTTCGGCATGGCCACGTTTCCGGTGCAGACCTCACCGGTCTTCCAGACGTTGAAATAGGGCGCTTTGTACAGCAGGGTTTCCGGTTGCGGACGTTCCTCACCTACTGTCGAGAACGCGTACAGACGGCCGGAACTCACAATAAAGATCACGCCCGGTTGTCTGATGGTTGCGCTCGCCTCTCCGATCACGTCATCTTGCGTTTTGAACCAAAGGTGACGCTGCTGAGGAGGGCACCACCACGCGATCAAGCGAGGTGCCATATACAGCAGGTGCTCGGGGATGAAGCCTGAAAACGCGGCGGCCGCAGAGATCTTCTCGCCCAGTTGCGCAAGTACCTTTTTGCTGGGTGCGCTGCCCGGACCGAGCAATGGAACGTCCGGTGCGTCTTCGGCATAGATCACCTGGTGATTGCTGGCGTATACCGACCGACCGTCGCCTGATGAGTACAGCAGGAAGGCACCAATCAGATCCATTTCCTTTGACTCCTCGGCCTCGACGATACCGAAGCTGGCCGCCTGGCTGCGCAGTTGAACTCTGCTCATGTGCGCGCCCCTATCAGGAGGATCAGTTCTTCTACCCGACGCGCCAGACCCAGCATTTCCTCCATGGCGGCGAGACGCTTCTTCACGGAACGTACATCGAGTGACAGTTCGCTGGCTGTGACCATTTCTGTCGATTCCCCTTGCATGAACATGCTGAAGGCATCGTCGATAACGCGTGTCGTGGCATCGTCATCGCTCCAGGCCAGTGCCATCGTGGCGCTGATGGGGTCGACCAAGGCATCAATACGGCAAGCGCCGATGTCAGCGCGCCGAACGAATTCAGGGCGCTGGCCCCATGCGCTAATACTGTCGCAGGCCGCAATAACTTCCCGAGTCAGCGAAGTCTCTGCGGCATGCAACGCCTGCTTCCGCGAACACACTCGCTTGGGCGTGACCAGCCAATCGGGAATATTCCTGAAGAAGTCGGCCCTCCTGAATACCTCGTAATCTGCAAGAAACTGCTCCACCGATGAGGCGCCACTCTCTTCATACTCGAACGAGATATTGGCGAATGCAACTTCATCAGCCTCACCTTGCCAGTAGTGATACTGGGCCAGCCCGAAGACGGTGTTGGGGCTGAGCGTATACGGGAGGTAGGCCAGCGCATCGTAGAGGAGGGCAAGCACCGTTTGACCGAGCCCGTGCCGCTCCTCCTCCAAGTGGCTGATCGCACGCTCCATCGTCAGCAGGGGGAATCGATCTTCGATGTCCAGGCAGAACGCGGCGTCGGCCGTGCTGCCGTAATGCCCGATGTCCCGAGTTGTCTGAATGGACGGCTGTAGTCGGAAGAGGTTAAGGCCGTGCGCATGTTCATTCCACCAGCGAGAGAGGGCCACCTTGCAGAGTTCGGTCTCATCTCGCGCCGTCTGGAGGTCCGCCTCGTCGACCAGATCAGTCTGCAAGAGGCAAATAGCGAGATCGCGCGCAATCGGTCGTTCACCCGCACCGGCCGGCCAGATGGCGGTCGGGATTGCCGTGCTGAGTCGCGGCAAGATCCAAGGGGTAGTCCGAGCATCCAATTTCATGGCAGCACCGACATGGAGTGGCTGGAGGGGGTGAATGCGTCGCCGCGTAGCGGTGCCCGGAGTACCTCCTGCAGCGCCAGCGCGATAAGGGTATTCGGTCGGGCAGAGGTGACCACAGAATTAGAAGTGGCACCGGCCAGCGTGCCTTTTTCTTGCAGGAGGCGCAGGGCTTTATGCTTGTCGAGCCCCTTTGTGCCGACTGCGCGCCGGAATGTGTAGATCTGGCGATTGCCCGTCATTTCAGGCCCTTCGATGTCTGCATTGAGCAACTCGGGATAGTGGTTCGCGTAGAACTCACGCACCTGGGTGAGCGAAAAGGATGAGCTCGGATCAGCCAGCTTGACGCTGCCGTACTTGAATTCGCGGATCAGTTCTTCGGTTTGCATGGTGATGGCTTTCAGAATTCAATGTCGGAGAAAGCCCCGCCGGACTGCGCAGCGGGAGTTGGGGTAGAAGCGGCTTTGCCAGCCTCGCTGTCGGACACTGGAGGCGGTTGATTGCTGGCAGGCGTGGTCTGCCAGTCCTTATCGAGCGCAGCTGCTGGAATGGTCTCGCTGGCACCTTTGGAGGTGGTCGCCGGCCCTGGGGAGGATGCTGCAGCGTCCTCGGTCTCGATCGCGGGGGCCGAGGTCTGGCTAGCCTGCTCTTGGGGTTTCGCCGCGCCATCAGCGCTTTGAGGTTCTCCGGTGTGATCGGGCTTGGCCGCCGACGAAGGCTCGGGGCTCTTGTTTTGCTGTCTTCCAGTCTTGGGCGCGCCTTTCCCCGGCTTGCTTTCCTTGCCGCCAGCTTTGCTGCCGGTGCTGGTCGCCGCGCTGTCTTCCGCGTCCTCTTGTTCTGCGGCGGCGGCAACTTGGTCTAGGAGGGAGCGGCGGGGTGCGCTCCACATCTGCATGGCTTGGGCGAAGTCGCGGTCAAGTTCGTCCGCGCTGGCCAGGAGCGAAAGCGGCCGCAGTGCCGGCGTGGTGTTCGGATCCTTGCTGACTGGAGTAATGTTGACGCGCATGAGGTCGCCCTCGGGCGCGATGGAAATGAGGAGCGTCGATTTACTGGCGAGCTCCTGCAGGGCTTTGAACATATCAATCCTTTCGGTTTATGCGCGCCAGGTTTAGGCGGCGCGGTAGATGTAGCGGTGGCGCGTGCCGCGACGGTAGATGCGGTGCTCGTCGGCCATTTGTTCGAGCACAGGAGAAACCTTGGAAATTTGCATGCGGAGCGCATGCGCGACGGAGGCGCAGTCCATTTCGCCGCCGGCGCCGAGCAGGGCGGCGATGCGCCCCTGCAGCACTACGTCGCCAAACATCGGCGTTTCAGAGTTGGGAGCATGATGCGCGGCGCGAACGGGAATCGCAGCATGGCGCCGCTGGTGCATGCGGCAGTCTTCCTCACTGGGGCTGCTGATCTGGTGCCCGATCACTGTCCCCTCGTGGAGGATGTAGTAGTTCGTGTAGAGAGTGCCACGTAGCGGGACGCGGCGGATCACGAACTCGCCAATGGCGAACGGGCGGAAGTCGCGCGGTGATGTCGGGTCGTAGCGCTCAATGTCGCTATATACGCTCAGGCTTGAGGCGGTGGTGGGCAAGTCGAAAAAGTATTCAGTCATGGTCATTGGCTTGTGCCAGCTTTCTATCGTTGGCGCGCAGCTGCTGTAGGCGTGCTTCTTCTCGCCAGTTTTTGCGCGCGACTAGCCTGATCAGTGCCGCGAAGGGCGGCAGCTGCATGGCTTCTTCAAATGGTTGGGGTATGCGGCATTCGCGGTGCGCGCGGCGGAGCTGTTCGTCCGGCCAGTCGGGCGCTCCGGACATGCTTAGTCCTTGGCGCAGGCGCGCTGCCTTGCGAGGGCGTGCCTATCGTCGTCAGGCCATGCCGCCGCGCAGAGTGCGTCAAGTTGCTCCTGAATGGGCGGCGTCAGCACAATTGCAGGTTCGTCGTCCGTAGCGGCTGGCGGCCTACCATCGGCGCCAGCAATCGCATAGGCAGCGAGCAGAGCGGCGGCTGCAGCCGCGCCAGCGAGAAGATGCTTGATGCCCGCGAGCACAGTTTTAATGATGGTCATCATGCTGGCCTCGCTTCAATTTTCTTGTAGGGCCAGAAGTCCAGGATGTGCTGTTCGATAGCGCCAGCGGCGCTGTCGGCGATGGTATGCATCCGAATCGGAGTGCCGACGAAGGGAGTGACAATAAGTAGGAATGCCATCATGCTGCTCCTCCATCTGCCTGCTCGGCAGGTGAAACTTGGGCTATGACCTGACGTTCGAAGTTGATGTCTCTGCCTTGGAAGTGGTAGAGGGCAGGGGGCGTGCATGCCAGGAAACGTCGGATGATCTCGCGACCGATCGTCTCTGTGGTCTCGCAGGCTTCCTTGTCACCAAAGGGCTTGCTCTGCGCCTGCGCGGCATGCCAAAGAGCGGCGAGAAACTCATCGGTGTAGTTGTGGAGGTTTTCCCGGTCGAACTCAAGCGTAATGGTCATCATGCCTGGCCTCGCGAGGTCAGCTTTGCCTTGATATCGGCGTAGGAGATCGCACCCGTCACGCGGCAATTCGTGAGGGCAATGGCATTGCTCGGGATGCGCTGGCCGGGGCGCCAGTCCTCAATGATCCGGTCCTTCTTGAAGTAGGTCAGTAGTTCTTTGGCGCGCCGGGCCTTGCCGCAGCCTTGTGGACCATAGATAACGATCGCGCCTGCGGGTGCGCTGGCCTTCGCATCGAAGCGCTGCTCCTCTAGGATGTGGCGGGCTTCGTTGCGGCCGCGATTTGCTAAGAAGTTGAAGTGTTGGAATGCCTTGCTGGTCATGGTGGCCTCTCCGTTTATTAGCGTTGCTGATGAACGGATTATTAGCTGCGCTCTTTTATATGTCAAGAGCATTGCTAATAAAGTGGCCGAAAAAAACACCGCTGTACGCGGTGTTGATGTTGCAAGAGAGATACCTTAGACCGGCTCTATAGGACAGAGCTCTGTCTAAAGACCACTCGACCAATGATTATGCAGAGGGTGCCTCGGCAGATTTTTCGAGGATATCGGCTCTGATCGGGATTATCCGAGACCATCCACCATTCCCCGTTATCGCGAACAAGCCGCTTAATCACCGCCTCGCCCTCGTAGTTGAAGGAAAAAATTTTGTTGTCTGCCGGTTTTGTGTCTGCCAGGTTTGTGACTGCGATGTCGCCCTCGAAGAGGGTTCTTTCCATGCTGGCCCCTTTTACTTTTGTGGCCACAAGGAAGCGCGGGTCCAGGCCCTCGGCCCGTATAACCTCCGCTGGCATAAAGATGGGCGGCCCGTCTTCCGTGCATTCCTCCACCGGTACGCCGTTCACTCCAGCTCGCAAATTGAGCTTGAGAGTGCGGACACGCACCAGGCGGCTGTCTGCTTCAGCTTCATCAGCACTCAGCACTTTCCCGAGTTTGGGTGTTTCTTCGTTCTGATCCATTTGCACCACTCCTTCGAGGGCAGCGGTAAGGCGCGGACTGATCTTTTTCGGATCTGCCCCGATCACCTTGCAGAGTGCAAGTAAGGCGGTCAGGTTCAGCGGAATGATTCCCCGCATGTATTGGCTCACCACGCCTTGGGTTCCAAGTCCCGATTCTGCCGCAAACCATGTTTGTGTCGCCCCTGGGTGGGTCGTCTTATACAAGGTCCAGGCCGTGCGCAAGCGTCCGGCTTCTAGGGTTTCTTCGGGTGTGAGGGATCTGCGTTGTGTCATACCTAGATTTTATTAGTAAGCCTAATCGTCAGCGAATCGGCTTGAAAAGCAGTGCTTATAATGTAAAATAAGAGCTGTGCTTATAAATGGTGCTGAAAATGAGACTGGATTCTTACCTCAAGGAAAACAAGCTATCGCAGCGCGAGTTTGGGCAGCGGCTTGTCCCGGCCGTAACTCAGGGGCTTATGAGCCAATGGATAAAGGGGAAAACCCGCATCACGTTGGACTACGCTCTTCAAATCAACGATCTGAGTTCGGGAAGAGTGACTCCGCGTGACTGTGCCCTTATGTACGGCGCCGCTGAGGTCGCTCAGTCGCCAAAGACTTCAGAGCATCTCGCGTCAGGATCTGACGTTCTGCGTCCACGCTTGGGCGGCCCGTTGGTATCTGAAGGCTCTGCAGTGTCGTCGCAATGAGTGGTGCAAGAGTCTCGTCATGGCTCGCGAATGCCACCGCAAGTGCAGCAATCACCTCGCTCATTGCCGCCCGCTGTGTGTTAATCACGTCAGCAAAGTGGCGCGACCGCTTCAGTAATTTCTCGAACAGCTTCTGCGCTTCATCGTGCTGGGCTTCTTCTTTCGATTGCATTTTTGTTCCCCGCGTCATTGGTATGGCCCGCAGGTTAACAGCGGTCCTATTCCGTGGCGACGGTAAAAAAAGGAGATGTTTACCGTGACCCATCGTCATCTTGAAATGAATCAGCACGATGCCCTTTACCGGATGGCGCGCGCCTATCCCGGTGGCATCGAGGCGCTGGCGGCCCGTATGGGTAAGTCGCCTAACACTCTTCGCAACAAGCTGCGTCCTGAAATCGTTACCCATGCAATGAGTTTCGAGGAGGTCAGCGAGGTTCTTGAGCTCTGCGAAGGGGCCAAGGTCAAAGATGCGCTCCAGCCGTTGCAGGCCTTTAACGCCCGCCACGGCATGGCGGCATTCCGCATGCCGGAGGTCAATGACCAGGATGATGAGCAATTGCTCGATACCGTCTATCGCGTCATGAAGGAGATCGGCCAGGTGGCCGAGACCGTCTCCGTTGCGCTGGAAGATGGGCGCATCACGGCGCAGGAACTGGATCTCATCGAGAAGAAGTTCGCCCAAGGCATCTCTGCCTTGGGTGAGTGGCGCGAGCGTGTGCGCCAGCGCGCGGAGCGTGATGGTGCGGTGCATCCGCAGAAGAAAGCGGCAAAGGGGCGCTGATGGTCAGCGATACCAGTTCGCTGGATTGGCAGCTGGACTGCCTGGCGCGACACATCCTCGACATGCCCACCAAAGCTGCTCGTATCGAGTTCCTGGAGCGCATGCGTGCGAATAGGGCAAAGGGGGCAGGGCCGGATGCAGCAGCCGATGCGGATAGGTTCGTGGACGATCTGCGCCGGCGGATTTTGAGACAACACGAGCTGCGTAAGGCAGCGCGCAACAATTAGGAGGAACTGTGATTCTAATGCAAAACGTTGAGGATGCTTTTACCCAATGCGAGACTGTCGCTGCTAGAGCTTTCCTGATTTTTAGCGAAGCGCGGCACCCAGCGACACAAAAATGCGCGTCATCGTCTCATCAGCAACTGGATTCAAGCCACCTGTCTCCTGATGGGTCGCACGGTATTCCTCCAGATCAGAAATAAGTTGCAAAGGGTCGATGCCTTGGCGGGAAAGGCAGCAGATCAACGCATTGAAAACTTGCGTGGTGCTCTCTGCAACAGCCCTTGCATCCTGGTCTTTGAGCATTTGGAAGGTGGCCATGCGGTTCTCCTTTTGTTGTGGTTGAGACCCACATTATCCTTCATTACCTCAGGGGTGAGAGTTTGACAACGTTAGATCAAGCGGTGCAGCAGATGCGCGCCGCAGGCCTTCCCGCCCTGCCGGATGGCCATCCACGCACGGACGGTCGAATCTGGCGGTTCGGTCCAGGGAAGAAGAGTTGGTATGTTCTGCACGAAGTCCGGCGAGCGAACGGCAGTTGGTCGGTGCATGGAGCCTACGGCACCTGGCAGGGCACCAACAATTATTCGACCAAAATCGAGGCTGATTGGACCGGTGTGTCGGATGCTGAGCGAGCGGATTTGGAACGCCGCCAGCGCGAGAAGGATGCGCGGGAGCGTGACAAGCAGCAGGAGCGGGCAAAAAACGCTGCTAACCGTGCGCGGCAGCAGTGGGCAGAAGCCTCGGCCGCTGGCGAGTCGCTCTATGCGCTACGCAAGCAAATCACCACGCCGGGCCTAAAATTCATGGATGACGGTACGCTGCTGGTGCCGATGCTGAAGCACACAGCTGATGGGCTGGAGCTGGTCGGCCTGCAGAAGATCGCTGAAGATGGTTCCAAGGCCTTCAATAAAGGCATGGCCAAGGCCGGCGCATTCTGCCCGATTGGTAAGGCTGGCCCTGACGAGAAAATTTTGTTCTCTGCCGAAGGCTACGCAACGGCGCGCACTATCCGCATGGCGCTCCAGGACACTGTGGCCGGTTTTGTGACGTTCGACGCCGGGAATATCCTGCAGGTCTTGCTGGGCGTGCGTGCTCGCTACCCTGATGCTCATGTCCTCATTTGCGCGGATGATGACCATGCATTCGAGCCGCGCGTAGCCCGCGACCTGGCCCAGCAGTATGGCATCGAGGGCGTGGCCATCGACGGCCAGCAGCGTAGGCATCCGGGTAAGGATGGCGAATACTCCGTCACGGCCAGTTGGTGCGAGGGCATCGCTAGCCTCAGATTTATCGAGGTGCGCATCGTCGGCGAGGGATTCAGCCGAACCCTGCGATATGAGAACACCGGCCTGGTGAAAGCGCATGAAGCCGCGCAGGCGATCGGGAATGCCTCGGTGGTGGTGCCGGAGTTTGCGGAGCGAGGTGGGGACAAGTGGACCGATTGGAACGACCTGCATTGTGTCGAAGGCCTGGATGTCTGCGCGCAGCAGCTTTCTTCCGCGGTCTTGAAGGCCCTCACGCCGCCTATGGTCAAGGCCGCCCAGGCGGAGAAGGATCTTGCCGGCGAGATTGGAGCGCCGTCGGCGAATCCCGCTGGCGCTGAGAAGATTGTTCGCGCGGAGACGGCGCCTATGGAGGCGGAGCGCGAAAATTCCGAGTTGACGTGGGAGGCGCGGCTTGTTCGGAACGACAAAGGCCAGATTCTGCCGGTCCTGAGCAATGTGGTGGATGTGCTGCTCAATTCACCTGAGTGGGAAGGTGTGATTGTGTATGACGAATTCAGTGGCCAGGTTGTCAAAGCCAAGGTGCCGCCGTTTCCGCGCGGTGAGATCGGGGAGTGGACCGATAAGGACGATCTGCGCGCGACCCTTTGGATCCAGCGGAAGTATTCATTCCATCCTCGCGAGGATGTGGTGATGAAGGGTGTGCTGCTGGCCGCCGATGCACAGTCGCGGCATGTGGTGCGCGATTATCTTGATCCGCTTGTGTGGGACGGTACGGACCGCCTCTCCATGTGGATGATCGATTTCCTGGGCGCCGAGGATATGGAGTATGTGCGACGTGTATCGCGCAAGTTCATGATCGGGGCTGTGGCTCGAATTTATAGGCCGGGCTGCAAGATGGACAACGTACTGATCCTCGAGGGAACCCAGGGCCTCAAGAAATCTACCGCGCTCAAGACGTTAGCTGGCGAGTGGTTCACAGATGCGCCCCTTCGATTCGAGAATAAGGACACCTATTCGATCATGCGCGGGAAGTGGTTCATTGAGCTGGCCGAGCTGGACTCCTTCAACAAGGCTGACTCTGAGGCCGCGAAGCAGTTCTTTGGCCAATATGTTGACCGGTACCGAGATTTTTACGGCAAGCGAGCCAGCGACGTGCCGCGCCAGCAGGTTTTCGCGGGCAGTACCAACAAATACGTCTACCTGAAGGACGAAACCGGCAATCGTCGTTACTGGCCGGTTCGGGCTATAGAGATCAATCTTGATGGGCTTGCTGCTGCCAGGGATCAACTATGGGCAGAAGCCGTGGTAGCATTCCGGGCCGGTGAGCCGTATTGGGAAACACCCGATGATGTGCCGTTGTTCCGTGAGCAGCAAGAAGCGCGCTTCGTCAGCGATGCGTACACCGAGGTGATTGCTGGTGGCCTGATCGGAAAGAAGCAAACCAGCGTCACCGACGTACTGCAGAATATCCTCAAGCTGGATACCTCGAAGTGGACCATGCCCGAGCAACAGCGGGTCGGCCGCAGTTTGGGGCAGCTGGGGTGGGTGCGGAAAAAGGGCCCAGTCAAAGCAGGCCACCGAGAATGGATCTATGTGCGAGGTGAGCCTGAGGGAGCCTCCGAAGCTGATGCACATGAGGAGGCTGACGATGCTCCTATCTGATTCCATTATGCAATCTTTTCGCGCTCTGTCCCAGTCTCCCGGTTCACTGGGACAAACCTGGGACAGGCCCGTAAATGCTGGGCTGTCCCAGTCTTTTGATTCACTGGGACAAACCTGGGACAGGCCCATAAATGCTGGGCTGTCCCAGTCTTTTGATTCACTGGGACAAACCTGGGACAGGCCCATAAATGCTTGGCTGTCCCAGTCTTTTGATTCACTGGGACAAACCTGGGACAGGCCCGTAAATGCTGGGCTGTCCCAGTCTTTCGATTCACTGGGACAAACCTGGGACAGTGTGCCCAAATCTGTCCCAGTGTCCCAGTCGGGGGCGATGACTGGGACAGCGGAAACCCGCATGCCGCTGCGGGTTGTCCCAGCTGTCCCAGTTGTCCCAGTGGTCTGCCTCGTGTGTGTGTGCGTGCGCACATGTGCGAGGGCGCGTGCCCGCGCGTATACGCGTGCGCGCGTCCCTTGCTTTTTCACTGGGACAACTGGGACAACTGGGACAGTAAGCAAGATGGGAGGTCGTCATGGCTGATGATCTCCGCAATTTCCATCAACCAGTGGAAAACCTGGCCGACGACTTAGACGGTAGTGATCCGGAGCTTTTCTCCCGGCTGCAAAACTGGCGAGAGTATCTTCGGGCCAGTGGCCGATCTGCTGGCGGCGATGGACCGGGATGGGTTGGCCACTACATCGCGCTTAGGAATACCGACCAGAATATCGGCGCCACGTCTCTTGCTCGTCTCGCTGGCCGGCGTGCAGACACGAAGGACGGTTGGCTGGTTGAGCGTGCAGTGGCTTCGTTGGGCAGTGAGCACGAGCGTGAGCTATTGCGGGCTTGGTATGTGTGGCGCTTGCCGCCATCTGTTATCCGCCGCCGCGCCCGTGTTCGAGGGCCCCATCTTCGTGAGGTCAGGTTGCGAGCTGAAAAAAATTTACAGCTGGCTCTTGTCAAACTGGAGGCGCGGGACTAAAGTTACATCCAACAAATTTACGTCGCCGCCGTTTTGCGTGCCTTGAAGTGTCTGCCATATGGCAGGCATTTTGGCGACCACGTTAAGAAAAGCCCCGCCCAGTAATGGTTCGGGGCTTTTTGCTTTGGACTTCACAGAAGGGAGGCTAGGGGCTATCGGCCACCGCTACCTTCTCAACGATGCTGGAGATCGAATGCTTCGCTTTGATGTCCGGACCGATATTGGCAAGGCCGCCGCGCAGATGACCAAGCTGGCCTCGGGCGTGCGCGACAAGGCCACTACCCGTGCGATCAATAAGGTCGCGGCTCAGGGTAAGACTGTTGCAGCTCGGGAGATCAAGGATCAATACCAGATCAGTTCCCGTGTGATCAGCAAGAGCATCTCGATCCGCCGTGCTGGTCGGGGATCGCTGCAGGCGGTCGTCACAGCAGAAGGTAAGCCGCTGCCGATGATCGCCTTCAATGCCCGCCAGTCCAAGGCCGGTGTCACGGTCAGGATCAAAGGAAAGACCATCACCGTCCCTCATGCCTTTATCCGGTCAATGCGATCCGGCCACCGTGGTGTGTTCGCCCGTGGGGGTTACAAGGGTTCGTTCCAGCAGACCGGGCAGGCGTTCGGTCGGTTCAAGTTCGGTCGTGGTCGCCTGCCCATCGGCGAGCTCTTCACGGTCAGCGTGCCCAAGGGCTTCAGCAACAAGACCGTCCAGGACAAGGTGATGGCCAGGGTGCAGGAGCAGTTCCCCAAGGTCTTGGCGCAGGAGATCAACTACCTGTTGCTCAAGAAATAAACGGCCGGGTCCTCCCTGCGACCCGCGCGTACGGGCGTATGCATCGCGATTTTTCTCTACTTTTGGCCCGGCTAAGGGGGTCATATTTTCCATGCCTACACAGCAACAAATTGCCGACCATCTGGATCTGGATCAGTCGGCCGTAAGCCGCATGCTCGAAAAACTGGGCGTGGCCTGGCAGACGGCCAACATGGATGAGATCCGCAAGGCGTACATCCGCCAGCTGCGCGCCCAGGCCTCCGGCCACAAGTCCGAAGACGGCCTCGACCTAGTGCGCGAGCGCGTGCTGACCGAGCGGGTGGACCGCGAACTGAAGCAGCTGCAGGTCGCCGAGAAGCGCGGCCAGCTGATCAATGTCGAGCAGTTGGAGGGGCAGTTGATGAACATGGTCGGGGCATTCCGCTCCGAGCTGCTGGCGCGCGACGACAAGCTGGCGTCCGAGCTGTCCACCTTGTATGAAGTGAATGTCGATGTCTCTCTCCTCAATGAACACACGTATGCTGCCCTCGGCCAGCTCGCCCGATACGATCCAGGCGGTGGAAGCTTTGCTGCGCCGCCTGGTGGCGACGCTGGTGCCGCCGGAGAAGCTGACGACGACCGAGTGGGCGCGGCGCCATCGGGGCCTGTCGGCTAAGGCGTCGGCCAAGCCCGGCCGGTACAACCCGGACATCACGCCGTGGGTGCATGGCATTCATGAGGCGCTGGACGATCCGACCGTCTTCAAGGTGGTCGCACAGAAGTCGTCGCAGATTGCCTGGACGGATGGGGTGCTCAACAACTACCTGGGCAAGCGGATCGATATCGACCCGTGCCCGATCATCGTTATGTTCTCGAAGGACAAGGCGGTGAAGGAATACAACGACGAAAAGTTCGTGCCCATGGTCGAGGCCACGCCTCGGCTGATGGACAAGATCCCGGTCTCGAAGAAGCGGGATAAGGAAAATCGGGTGGACTTCAAGCAGTTCCCCGGTGGCTTCCTGAAGTTCGTCGGGTCGAACTCGCCCGCCTCGGTGAAGTCGACGCCCGCACCCGTGGTTGCGGTGGAAGAGCCAGACGACTGTAACGACAACGTGAAGGAGCAGGGCGATACGATCTCTTCCCTGGAGGAGCGGACCAAGACCTTCGCGCGCCGCAAGATCATTTTCGGCGGCACGCCAACGATTGCTGGCGTCAGCAAGATCGAGCAGGCATACCTGCTGTCGGACCAGCGCAAGTTTTTCATCCCCTGCCACGAGTGTGGCGAGGCCCATGTCCTGGATTGGGAAAACGTCGTCTGGCTGGACAACCCCGAGGTCCACCATGAGGTCTTCGGCCATGCCGTCCCATCGTCGGCCCGGTACCGCTGCCCGCATTGTGGTGCCTTGTGGACCGATGCCGAGAAAAACCGCAACGTGCGCAAGGGCACGTGGCGGGCCACGGCCACCTTCCACGGCGTGGCCGGCTTCTGGCTGAACGAGGTGTATTCCCCGTTCCCAGGATCGACCATGCCGCACCTGGTGGAGAAGTACCTGTCGGCCAAGCACGCACTGGCGCAGGGCGACGACACGAAGATGCGTGTCTTCCGCAACAACACCGAGGGCAAGTCGTATGAGTACGCCAGCGAACTGCCAGATCTGGATGCGCTGAAGGACCGGGCCGAAGACTACGAGGAGCTGGTTGTCCCATGGGGCGGCCTGGTGGTGACCGCTGGTTGCGACGTGCAGCACGACCGGATCGCGGTGGTGATCCGAGTATGGGGGCGCGGGGAAGAAAGCTGGCTGCTCTACTGGGGCGAGATCCACGGCAAGACCTTGATCGCCAATGAGGGGGCGTGGGTTGACCTCGATCAGTTGCTTTCCAAGCCGATCCCACATGAAGGCGGTAGCCAGTTATCGATCCGTGCAGTGTCTATCGACTCCTCGGACGGCCAGACCTCGGACGCGGTGTATGCGTTCGTGCGGGATCGGTTGAGCCGTGGCTATCTGGCGGTGAAGGGGGCCTCATCCGATGACGGGCGCGAGATCTTCGCGCCGCCGCGCCCGTCCATCGATACGAACCGCCAGAACAAGGCGGCCAAGTTCGGTGTGAAGCCGTTCATGGTCGGCACTGAGCGAGCGAAGGATCTGCTGCTGGGCCAGGATTCTGGCGCCGGGCGGATTCGGTTGCAGGGCAAGGGGCCGGGGCGTATGCACTGGTACAAGGCCGTTCGCCCGGACTATTACGAGCAGATCACCAGCGAGGTCAAGGCGCCTCACCGGACGCTGCGTAATAAGAAGGTGTGGCAGAAGAAGTCGGGCGTGCGCAACGAGGCGCTGGATTGCGAGGTGTACGCCCTGCACGCCGCCAGGTCGCTCAAGATTCATCTGTACAAGGAATCGCATTGGGCGATGTTGGAGGATGCCGTCCGGCAGAAGGACATCTTCGAAGGCGCGGCTGCAGCGCCGGCGGCGCAGCCCGCTGCCGCGTCGGACCAGGTGAAGCCGCAGGCGAGCAAGAAGCCTCGGTCATTTAATCTTCCCCGCCCTGGTGGTGGGTTCAAAGCATCGAGCTGGTAATCATGAATATTCCAACCGAACTCACGGCCGGCGACTCCCTCCATTGGACGGAGCCGCCGTTGACCGTGCGCGGCGCCGACTACAGCAGCGCCGCCTGGACGCTGCAGTTTGCGCTGCGCGGGCCGACCAAGCTGGATCTGCCAGGCACGGCAGACGGATCAGGTGGCTGGACATTCGCGCTTACATCTGCTGCCAGCCAGGACCTGCAGGCCGGGCCGTACTGGTGGCAGGCCGTGCTGACAAAAGATACGGAGCGAGTGACGGTCGGCAGCGGCCAACTGCAGGTGCTGGCCAACCTGGCCGCGATCACGGCGGAAGGCTTTGACGGGCGCAGCCTGGCGCAGCGCGCACTGGCCGATGCTGAGAAGGCGCTTGCGGACCTGACGGCCAGCGGCCAGAAGACGAAGAAGTATGCAATCGGGCCACGTAACGCTGAGTATTTCACTGCCGCCGAGCTGATCGAGGCGGTGAACTACTGGCGAGGCCGGATCTTGCGGGAGAAGGAAGAGAAGGCCGCCGCTACTGGTGGCCCGAACCCGAGAAACTACTACGTAAGGTTCACGTCATGACCTCGACCAGCTGGTACAACGAAGAGCGCGTGGCGCAGAAGGGTTCGGTGGTATTGCGCCAATGGACGGCCGAGCGTGAAGCCCAGCGTAAGCGCGCGGCTGCCGTGGCTGAAGCCCAGCGGATGTATGCCGGCGCTCAGTTCAATCGCCTGACATCGGATTGGACGGCCTTGAACACCACGGCTGACTCCGAGATCCTGACCAGCCTGCGCTTGCTACGCGCTCGCTCCCGTGAGCTGGTGCGCGATAACGGCCACGCCAAGAACGCAATCCGGATCATCCAGAACAACGTAGTAGGCACGGGCGTGGGCTTCCAAGCCCAGGTGGCGGATTCTCGGGGCAAGCTGCTTACCTCGCTGAATGACGCGATTGAGGAAGAATATGCAGAGTGGTGCGATGGGAAGATCTGTCACACCGGCGGCATTCTTCATATGCCCGATATGCTGCGTTTTGTCATCGGACGTATTGCCGAGGATGGGGAGGTGCTGGTGCGCAAAGTACGCCAGCCATTCGGTGGCGGTAAGGCGCCCCTGGCATTAGAGGTGCTGGAGGCTGACCGGCTCCTGGACAACTGGCAGACTGCGATGGCTCCCAATGGCAATGCCATTCGCATGGGGGTCGAGGTGGACCAGTGGGGTAGGCCTGCGGCCTACTGGCTGTACCCCTCTCATCCTGGTGATTTTCAATTCCGGACGTTCCAGGCCAGCAATTACATCCGGGTGCCAGCTGACGAAATCATTCACCTCTACCTGGTGGATCGCTGGCCGCAGACGCGGGGCGTACCCTGGATGCATACGGTCCTGCGTCGCCTCAACGACATGAAGGGCTATGGGGAAGCGGAGATTGTCGCGGCTCGCGCTTCGGCAAATATCGTCGGCTTCATCAAGGCACCGGACGGTCCGGTACCGGATGGGATCGTTGGTAACCGCCAGGTCATGGATGCGGAGCCGGGAACGTTCCGTTACCTGGCACAGGGTGAGGACTTCGTCGGCTTCAATCCGTCCCGTCCGAATGCAGCGCTGGAACCCTTCATGCGGTTCATGCTGCGTGAGATCGCGGCAGGCATCGGGGTGAGCTATGAATCGCTCTCCCGCGACTACTCGCAGAGCAACTACAGCAGCTCGCGCTTGTCGCTTCTGGATGACCGAGATTTATGGCGGTTGCTGCAGGGCTGGCTGATTCGCAACCTCTGCAGCCCGATCAAGCGCGAGTGGCTCAACGCAGCGGTACTGGCCGGGCAGGTGAACATCCCTGACTTCTATAGCAAGCAGCGCAAGTATCAACGCGAGCGGTGGAAGCCGCGCGGCTGGAGCTGGATTGACCCGACGAAGGAAGTGTCGGCGTACAAGATGGCGGTGCGCTCGGGCTTCATGTCGGCTAGCGATGTGATCGCGCAGACGAACGGCGGTGCCGACATCGAGGATACCTACCGTGCCCGCCGCTCTGAGCTGGACATGGCCGCCGACATGGATCTGGTCTTTGATACTGATCCGGCCAAGGTCGACGAGAAGGACAAGGCCGTGGCCGGCGCCGACGACCCGCCCCCCGATCCTCCGGCAGAAGCTGGGGCAGAGGGGGACGAGCCGACCGCCGGCGAAGACTGACCGTCAGCATCAGCAAACAACAACCCGTCCAGGGCTACCTGGGCGGGTTTTTCTTTTTGGAGTCGTGATGGGAACGAAAACGAGAAAACCGCCCGTGGTCGGTGCGCCGCAGCTGCGGCTGCTGACTTTGCGGGCAGATGGACCCTTGGCAGTGGACATGGAAGCGCGGACCGTGCGCTTCCCCTTCAGCTCGGAGGAGCCCTGCGACATGTGGTACGGCACCGAGATCTTGAGCCACGCCCCCGGCGCCATGCGCACCGGCGTGCGCCAGGGCAGCATGCCGCTCCTCTTCAACCACAACCGCGATGACCTGCTGGGTATCGTCGAATCGCTCGAGCTGGGCGCGGACCGTCGTGGCTATGTGACGGTCCGCTTCGGCAAGGATGAGCGTGGCGACTGGGCTCTTAACCAGTGCGACGACGGCATCCTGGTCAATGCCTCCTTTCAATACCGCGTCTTCAAATTCGAGGATGACGTGGAGAACGAAATCTATACGGCGACCGACTGGGAGCCGTATGAGATCTCGCTGGTAACGGTGCCGGCCGACCCGACTGTGGGTGTCGGTCGCAGCCTCGATGCCAGTGATCCCCGGGCTGCAGCGCAGGCCCATCAATCCCAACCGGCCCCGGCCGACAACATGGAGCAACAAGATATGTACAAGCACCGTCACTCCCCGCGCGTTCTGCGCAACCAGGCGGACGATGGCGCGACCGGCGGAGGTGCCGGTGGCGTTGGCGTCGTCAACACGGCCGACCAGACTGCACTGCGCAGTCAGGGCGCCGAAGAAGAGCGCAAGCGCATCGACGAGATCGATAGCATGTGCCGTCAGCACGGCGTGCCCGATGACGTGCGTGCCGGCCTGATTCGCAAGGGCGCGTCGATTTCCGAAGCGCGTGGCGCAGTGCTGGATCTGCAGCTGCAGCGCAAGGCCAACCCGGTCGCCAACATGGGCGATGGCTACTCGCCCGACCTGTCTGAAAAGGAAAAGGCCGGCTACTCGATGCTGCGCGCAATCAACGCCGTCCTGTCGAACGACTGGAAAAAGGCTGGCTTTGAGCTGGAAATCTCCAACGACATCGGCAAGCGCATGGGCAAGACCACTAGCGGCTTCTTCATGCCGACCAACGTTCCCTTCGCGCAGCGCGCTCAGTATGCAACTGGCGCTGCCGCTACCGGCGGCGTCATGGTCGCCACCAATCTGCTGGCTGGCAGCTTCATCGACATTCTGCGCAACCGTGCCCGTGTCTTCCAGCTCGGCGCCACCATCCTGTCCGGCCTGGTGGGCAACGTCGATATTCCGCGCCAGAATGGCGCTTCCAGCACCTTCTGGGTGACTGAAGGCGGCAACCTGACCGAGTCCGAAGCGACCTTCGACAAGGTGAGCCTCACCCTGAAGAGCCTGGGTACCTATTCGGCGATCACGCGTCAGATGCTGATGCAGGCCACGCCGGACATCGAGATGCTGGCCCGCGCCGACCTGATCGCGCAGATGGCGCTGGGTATCGACCTGGCTGCGCTCTCCGGCACTGGCACCGGCGGTATGCCGCTGGGCATTGCCAACATGTCGGGCATCGGCTCGGTCGTGGGTGGTACCAACGGCGCTCAGTTGACCATTGATCACCTGATCGATCTGGAAACCGCCGTGGCCACTGCCAATGCCGATGTCGACTCGATGTCCTATCTGGCCAACGCCAAGTCGGTCGGCTGGCTGAAGAAGCTGAAGGCGACTACCGGCCAGTATCTGTGGACGAACAGTCCGGGTGGCCAACGCTCTGGCACTCCGGGCGAGATCAACGGTTACCCCGTGGCCCGCTCCAACCAGGCGCGGTCTACCCTGACCAAGGGCTCCTCGGCCGGGGTGTGCTCCGAAGTCTTCTTCGGTAACTGGTCCGAGCTGCTGATCGGCGAGTGGGGCGCATTGGAAATCACGCCTAACCCGTATGACAGCACCGCCTTCAAACAGGGTGGTGTGCTGCTGCGTGCCATGCAATCCGTGGACATCGCTGCACGTCATGCCGCGAGCTTCGCCGTCATGTCCGACGCGTTGACCGCATAAGCCACGAACTGATTGCCGCCGCGTCCAGGGTCGGGCCGGTGGCTGCTGTGCAGACGTCTGCACATTCGAGAATCTCTGAAAGGAAAGCCAAATGGCAACCAAACGTTATATCGTCCGCGAGGGCTTCATCTATCGCACTGTGGACGGCAAGGGAAGTGAAAAGGTCTACAGCGAAGGCGACATCATCACGCTGGAGCAGGAGATCGGCGATGCTGCGCACCAGCTGGAGTATGCCGAGGACAAGGACCGTGCTGCAGCTGCGAAGGCTGAAGAGGCGCGCAGCCGCGCGCTGAAGGTCGAGCTGCCGGCCGCTGCGACCGGCTCGGTGGTGCTGGACCATGAAGCATTGGCCGGCGCCATCGCGCAAGGCATCGCCGCCGCATTCCAGGCCCAGCAGGAGGAGGTCCAGCAGGATGCGACCGCCTCGGCCGCTGGTGGATCGGCCTCTGGTGGCACGGCCAGCTGATGAAGCTGGTTGAAGACCTGGATGTGTTCTTTCGGGACTTCGGCGACCTCGCGCACTGGCAACCGTCAGCAGGCGGCCCGGCACTAGACGTTCTGGTGATCTTCGATAACCCGGACGACTTGGTGCTGGGCGACGCGCTGCTCGTTCAGAACACCTCGACCATCATGTACAAGACCGGCTCATTGCCGGGCTTGGGAGAAGACGAGGTACTGACGATCAACGGTAGCCAGTGGCGCGTGCAACAACCGCCGAAGGCAATCGAGGACGGCAAGCTCACCAGCGCACAGATCATCGAGGCCTGACCATGCACATCCGTAAGCAAATCCGCGAGAAGATTTATCAGCTCCTGGAGCCGCATCCCACCCTGGCCAATCTCTTCGAGGCCAGAACGAAGCCGCTCTCGAACCGCAAGCTGCCTTTTGCCAATGTGATCAACGGCGGCGAGACGGCCGAGGATTTGAGCGACCAGTGGCAGGAGCTGCGCACGGTGATGGTCATGGTGCAGGTTTACGTCCAGGACGGCCATGATGTGGTTGACCGGCTGGACGAACTGGCGGCGCCCATCGAGGAGCTGCTGGCGGTCGATCAGCGCTTGGGTGGATTGACGGTGGCCTTCCGCTATAAAGGAAGCGATCCGGACTACACCGGCGCGGCTTCCAGCGAGGCGGCGCTGCTGACCATGAACTATGAGGCCAAATACATCTGGCAGCCGCAGCCGGCCGCAGATGACCTGCAGGTGGTCTCAGTGCAGATCGATATGTCCTCGCCTCGCAACGATCCGCCGCTGCCGGCCACGCCGGACGGCCAGATCGACGCATCCGCAAAAATCATCCTTCCTCAATAGGAGCAAAGAAATGAAATTGATCTATCCCGTAGAAGGGAGGATCGTGCGCGACCCCGTGACCGGCCGTGAATTGACCAAGGCCGGTGTCACCGTGGACGAGAACGATTCTTTCTGGCTGCGTCGCTTGGCCGATGGCGACGTGACCGAAGAAGAACCGGCGGAAGAAGATGCTGAAGAAGTGGCCGAGCAGAACCAGGCCTCGGCTCAGCATGAAGAGGGAGGTGCATGATGGCCGCTGCAGCTTCGATTTCCTTCAATCAGATCCCGGTCAACTTGTTGACCCCTGGCCAGTATGTCGAATTCGACAACAGTAAGGCCATCAACGCGCCCGTCAACATGCCGCAGCGCGTCCTGCTGATCGCGCCATCGCTGGCTAGTGGCACTGCCCCCGCCAACGCGCCGTATCAGATCAGCTCCAAGGATGGCGGTGTTGCCGCTTTCGGACGCGGCTCCATCGGCGCATCGATGGTGGGCAGCATCTTCGACGTGACCGATACCATCGAGACCTGGGTGGTGGCAGTGCCCGACAACGGTGCTGGTACTGCAGCGGCTGGCACGATCACCATCACCGGCGCGGCTACGCAGGGCGGCACGCTGAATCTGTACATTGGCGAAGACGCTGTGCAGGTCGCGGTGTCCACTACGGACACGCCGACAACCATTGCGACGGCCCTGGCTGCGGCGATCAACGCCATGCCGGATCTGGTCGTGACCGCCTCCAGCAATGTCGGGGTGGTGACTGTCACGGCTCGCCACAAGGGCACGCTGACAAACGACCTGATGATGCAGCTCAACTACTATCCGCTGATTCAGCAGACGCCGGCCGGTCTGGGGGTGGCGCTGGTGCAGCTCTCGGGTGGTACGGCGGACCCCAGCATTGCGACGGCGCTGTCCAACATCGGCGCCACGCAGTACAACAACATCATCATGGCCTTCAACGATGCCCCCAACATGGCACTGATGGAGACCGAGCTGAATAACCGCTGGGGGCCGCTGCTGCAGAACGACGGCCAGTGCCATAACGCCTTGCGCGGCACGGTCGGTTTGCTCAATGCGGCCTTGAGCGCGCGCAACAACTCGCACATCGCCACCTGGACCTGCGAGACCGGTGGAGAACCGGGCCCAGTGTGGGAAAAGGCCGCGTTGTGCGGTGCCATCGCTGCGTATTACCTGGGCATCGACCCGGCCCGTCCGCTGCAGACCCTGGCGTTGCCGAGTCGGCTGCCGGCGCCGGCGAACAAGCGCTTCACCCGCGCCGAGCGCAACAACATCTTGTCGTATGGCGGTGCCACCACGGTGGTCGACAACGGCGGCAACGTGGTGATCGAGCGCGCGGTGACGAATTACAAGACCAATTCGGCCGGCCTGGTTGATCCAAGCTATCGCGACGTAGAGACGATGTACACCTTGTCGCTGATGCGCTATCAGGTGCGGGCGCGGATCGCGCAGCGCTTCCCGCGCTACAAACTGGCCAACGACGGGACGCAGGCGGCGCCGGGCCAGGCGCAGGTCACGCCGCAGGACATCCGTGCCGAGCTGATCGCTCTGGCGCTGGATTGGGTGGACGCTGGACTGATGGAGGACATCGATCAGTTCAAGTCTGACCTGCTGGTGGCCCGCAACGCGACCGACGTGAATCGTGTCGACGTGCGCCTGCCGCCCAACCTGGTCAATCAGTTCCGCATCTTCGCGGCGCAGATCCAGTTCCGTCTGTAACAGGAGAGAAACATGGCAGAAATGTATTTTGGACGCGCTTTCATCCGCGTCAATGGCGAGAGCATCGCCAGTCTGCCGGGCACCGCGAAGATCAACCCCGGAGGGGTTGAGCGTACTGCGGTGGTCGGTGACTTCGGTTTTCTCGGTTGGACTGAGAAGCCGGTGCATAGCGAGATCGAATTCGATATCGCGGTGAGCGGTAGCACCAATATCGGTGCCATCAACGCCATCCAGAATGGCACGGTGGTCTTCAAATGCGATTCCGGGCAGCAGTACATTCAGCGTGGCGCCAGCCTCGCCGCGCCGATTGGCCCGCAAGCCGGTGACGGCAAGGCATCGCTCAAATTCATTGGCGCACCTGCGGAGCAAGCATGAGCTACGATCAACTTTACCCCGAGCTGGCATCGGAAACCGCCCCGGCAGTGCAGACGCCTGCACAAGTGCCTTCGCCAACGCTGCCGCCGCCCGTTGCGGCTCCGGTGGGCGATGGCGCCGCTCCTCTGCCGTTGGATGGGCTGAAGGTGGATGCTGTTACCTACCAGCTGAAGGTGCCGATCCTGGCGGAGGATGGTTTCGAGATCAAGACCCTGAAGCTGCGGCGCCTGAAGGGCCGCGAGATGAAGGGACTCAACCCGAGTCCGGCGGAAGGTCGCGTTGGCCTGCAGCTGCAGATGATCGCAGCGATGAACGGCCTCCCGCATGAGGTGCTGGATGAACTTGACGCCGTCGATGTGATTGCGCTTCTGGGGGAGTCTGCGCCTTTTTTGGTCGGTGTCACTGGCGCGACGCCGTCGGCCTGATCGCCTACGTCTACCGCTTTCCTCCGAGTGAGATCTGGGAAATGGATACCTGGGAACTTGATTTCTGGGTCGAGGAAGCGGAAAAGGTGATCGAAGCGCAACGGAGAATGCAAGGGGCGTCTTGACGGTCGGGGTGTTCTTGTTAGAATGGGCTCATGGACAAACCTGCTCAATCTAAGAAGGAAGCGCCCGATCTCAAGACCGGTCTGATTGGCCTGTCGATGTTCGGCATCGGTCTGATCGGCCTGATACCGGCCTTAATTGGCCTGTTCATTCTTGGGGGTATCGTCTGGTATGGCGTGCCGTTCATGATAAAGCTCTTCGGCATTCTCTTCTCTTAAAGCAACAGCAGTTTGAAAAGCCCCGCTCGGGAAACCTGGCGGGGCTTTTCTTTTGCCCCGAGATTTGTATGGGAACTCAACAGACAAAATCCGAGCTGGTGATCTCGGCCATCGACAAGGCCTCGGCCACGTTGAATGAGATCGGCACCAAGCTCGAAGGCTTGATCAAGCCGGCCGGCGATCTGCACGCCTCGCTCGGCAAGCTCTATGACGCCACCGGCCTGGGCAAGGTGAAGTCAGCGGTCGGCGCCCTGTCGAAGTCCCTGGTCGGCCTGGCTGTGGCGACGGTCGGGATTGGCGGCGTATACGCCGGCACGGTAGGGGAGATTCTGCACTTCGGGATCGCTGCGGCCGAGGCCGCTGACAGCGTCGGCGACCTGGCCGAGAAATACCAGATCAACGCCCAGCGGCTACAGGTGTTCGGCGAGCTGGTGAAGGAAGACGGCGGCACGATGGAGGATGCCGCCGCCGCCATGGGTAAGCTGAAGAAGGCCATGGGCCTGGCGCTGTCTGGCGGGAAAGAGCAGCAGCAGGCATTCGCGGGCGTCGGGATTTCGATGGCCCAGCTGAAGGGCATGAAACCCGAGGAAGTGATCGAGCGCATGGCGGATGCCTTCAAGGGCTCCAACAAAGACCTGGCCAAACAGGCCGTGCTGTTGGAGCTGATGGGCAAGAGCGGCGAGATCATGATGGGCACCATGAACCGCGGTGCCGATGGCATCCGCGAGAAGTATGAGCAGATGACGGCCGATGGCCGGATCTTCACCGACGACCAGCTCCAGCAAGCTGACTCTTTTGACAAGATGTGGAAGCGCCTGCAGGGCACTTTCGAGGGTATCAAGAACTTCCTCGGCTTGAAGCTGGCCGAGAAGATTCAGCCGATGTTCGAGAACATCCAGAAATGGACGGTCGCCAACCGTGGTCTGATCGAGAGCAAATTCGATGCCTTCCTCGAGAAGCTGCCGGCGATTATCGATATCGGCGTACAGGTGTTCCAAGGGCTCTGGCAAGTGGCGCAGAAGGTCGGTTCCGTCTTCAAGGCCATGAATAGCGCCTTCGGCCCCACGGTGTCCACGCTCATGATGTTGAGCGGGCTGATGTCGCCGGTTCTGCTGGCATTCGGGCAGCTGGGATGGGCGCTCGGTGTGGCGGCCGTGAAGCTGAGTGTTTTCGCCTGGACCATGTTGCCGGCGGCGATGACTGGGCTGCAGGCACTATGGGGCGTGATGCTGGCCAATCCCATCGGCCTGCTCATCGCAGGTGTGGTGGCCTTCGGCGTGATCATCTACAAGAACTGGGACAACATCGTTTCCTACGTCAGCGGTGCCTGGGATCGGATCAAGGGTGTATTCAATGTCGGCTTCTTTGACGGTCTGATCCAGGTCTGGCTGGAGAGCTGGCAGGCCCTTGCCAACGGCATCCTGGGAATTATCAAGACAATCCTTCCGGACAGGCTGATGCCGGACGCGATGAAGGATTTCAAATTCTCATTTGCCACCGACCGGGCCAACAACCTCACAGCAGCCAAAGCCGCCGGCGCCGGGAAGACTGAGGTAGGCGGGACGCTGAAGATCCAGGTGGAGGGAGCCGGGGCGAAGGTGACTGAGCTAACGCGCGCTGGCAATGCTATGGACATTGATGTCACGGCCGGCCTGGCCATGATGTAAAGGAGAAGCGCATGGCATGGCGAGACAACCTGCGCCAGGCGAGCTTCCGTGGCGTGAAGTTCAACGTTGACGGTTCGAGCCTGAGCGCTGGCCGCCGCATTGCGCGGCACGAATACCCGCAACGCGACATTCCTTATGCGGAGGACATGGGGCGGCGGGCGCGGGAATATAAGGTCGAGGCATTCGTACTGGGAGATCCGGGCGGCGACAACGACTACATGGTGCCGCGCGATGCACTGATTGAGGCCATCGAGAAGGCTGGCCCAGGCCAACTGGTACATCCGTACTACGGTACGGTTTCTGTGACAGTGTTCGGTGAAGTTCAGGTGTCCGAATCCACCCGTGAGGGTGGCATGGCCAAGTTTGCGATCACCTTCCTGGAGGCCGGCAAGCAGGAGGAGCCCAAGACATCGGACGATACCGAAGCGAAGCTGTCTGACCAGGTAAGCGTTTGCGATGCCTCTTTTAGCAAGGACTTCGCGGACAACTTCTCGGTGGATGGCCTGCCGGACTTTGCGGTCGATGATGCGCTCAGCCAGGTCGATGACGTCATGGCGTTGCCGGATGTCGACCTTGCGTCGCTGGATTGGATCAGGGCCGATCCCACCTCGGTGCTTACGGCGCTGCTGCCGGAAAACCTGCGTAGCAGCCTGAATGCGCCGCTGACCTTGGCGCCGGGCGTGCTTGGGCTGATTAGCGGCGCACAGAAGTGGCTATCGTTCTTCAACTTCGCGGATGGACTGGCCAACTCTGCCTCGGCCGTCACTGCCACCACTGCGTCGCGCGTGGCGGTGGTGAGGAATCAGACGGCCTTTAGCGACCTGGTGCGCGGCGGTGCCACGTCCAGTCGCATCTATGAACTGGCCACCACGAAGCCGGCGACCACAGTGGAAGCCCAGGCGTTGCGCGCTGAGATTGTCCAGCGGACGGATGCCATCCTCTTTTCGGACAAGGTCAGCCAAGCCACCAGCCAGGCGGTGGTGCAGTTGCGTACGGTCGCCCTCCAGCACCTGGCCAGCAATACGGTGGCGCTGCCGAGTCTGGTGTCGGTGACGCAGCAGCAGGTTCGACCGGCCGTGGTGCTGGCGCATGATTTTTACGGGGATAGCTGGTACGCGCAAGGGCGCGCGGATGACCTAGTGAGCCGCAATTCAGTGGCGCATCCCGGCTTCGTACCAGCTGGCCAGCCTCTTCAATTTGTTTCGGAGTGACGATGGCGGATTCCAATTTGCTGACCCTGCGGGTCGGCGGGCAGATCTACGGCGGTTGGAAGGGCATCAGCGTACGGACCAGCATCGAGCAATTGGCCGGCAACTTCGAGCTGGCGCTCACTGAGCGCTGGCCCGAACAGCGGGTGGACTGGGTCATCGCGCCCGGAGAGCTCTGCGAGATACTGATCGGGGACGACGTGGTGATCACCGGGTATGTCGACGTGGTGTCGGTGACCTATGACCAGAACAGTCATGAGATCAAGGTGAGCGGCCGCGATAAGGCTGGCGATCTGGTGGACTGCTCGGCCCCTACCACGTCATTCGCTGGACAGACGCTGGAGCAGATCGCCGTGGCGCTTTGTGCGCCCTTCGGCATTACCGTCTTCGATGAAACCGTAAACGGGAAGAAGCTGAGCACCAAGCAGAAGAAGGCCGGGAAGAAAGGCACGCCACCGAAGAAGACCCGCGTTAGCGGCAAGGTGCCGCGCCAGGCCTGTCAGGCTGGTGAGACGGTCTTCCGCACGCTCGACAAGTTGGCCAGGGGGGAGGGCGTACTGTTCGTATCTGACCGCGAAGGTGGCCTGGTCATCACGCGGGCAGGTCTGGGGGGCGACTGTGAGACGGTCCTGCAGCACGGAAAGAACATCCTGCAGGCGTCCTTCGAGAACAGCCATGCGGCGCTCTTCAGCGAGATCACTGTCCAGGGACAGGCCGGCGCACCCGGTGCTGATCGCTTCGACCTGGTGCATTCGGCGCCGAAGGGAACTATCAAGCGGGCGCCATCTAGCAAGACAGGAAACAGCCAGATTGGCCGCTATCGACCGCTGATCATCGTGGCCGAGACGCAGGCCGATGCAGCGCGGTGCCAGAAGCGAGCCGAGTGGGAGGCGTCCAACCGAGAGGCGAAGGCCCGCAAGGTAACGGTGACAGTACAGGGATGGCGCGAGGAGGCCACGGGCGAGCTGTGGGAGATCAATAAGATGGTCCGGATTCGCTGTCCCTGGATGCGCCTGGATGACTGGTGGCTGATCTCATCGGCTAGTTTCAAGCTGGATGAGGGTGGCGCCACGACAGTGCTGCAGCTCGTATCGCGCAAGGCCTTTGATCAGTTGCCTGAGATTCCGGAGCCCTCCGGTGTTGCCGGCACTGGTCGATTCAACGTGTTGGGGAAATGATGGACATCTTCGCTGCAATCAGAGAGGCAACTGCTGACATGAAGGGAAAGATCAACCTCATGCTAGGCCGGGGCATCGTCAGCAAGGTCAGCGACGCGGGCGCAATTCAGCTCATTCGCGGCAAGCTGATGGAAGGTGAGGATTACGACCAGATGGAGCGTGTGCAGCAGTATGGGTTCACCTCGGTACCGAAGGCAGGTGCAGAGCTGCTTGCCACCTTCATCGGTGGTAATCGGGATCATGCGGTGATCGTTGCGGTGGATGATCGGCGGTACCGCCTGCGTGGGCTGCAGGATGGCGAGATGGCGATCTACGACGATCAAGGCCAGAAGGTTCATCTCACGCGCGCTGGCATCGTGATCGATGGCTGCGGAAAGCCGATCACCATCCAGAACACTCCAGAGATCGATATGGATACCCCGCTGGTCAAGGTGGCCGGCGATCTCAAGGTGACCGGCGATATCACAGCGGGCGGCGATGTCAGCGACCACGGGAACAAGAAGATGTCCGCCATGCGCGCCGTTTACAACGACCACGACCACAGCAACCCAGAAGGCGGGCGGGTCGGGAAGGATCAGGGAAAGATGTAATGGACATCGAGATCTTTTGGGATGCCGCCAATCGTCGCGGCGATATCGCTGTGTTCAACGGCGATCTGGCGATGGATCACGACATCAAGACCGCAATCTTGATTTCGCTCTTCAGCGACCGCCGCGCAGAGGATGACGACCCGCTGCCAGATGCCAGCTCTTCGAAGCGTGGCTGGTGGGGCGACGCCCTTGGTGGTGCTGGCGAGGGCCGGCGGATTGGCTCTCGACTGTGGTTGTTGGCCCGGGAAAAGCAGTTGCCAGAAGTGGTGGCGAAGGCGAAAGAGTTCGCGCAAGAGGCGCTGCTCTGGCTGGTCCAGGACGGCGTTGTTGACTCGGTCCAGGTCGACGCGCAGATCGTGCGCCAAGGCTGGCTCGGGCTCGGTGTCACGGTGACGCGGCCGAAGACGGCGCCCGCCAAATATCGCTTCGATTTCGCCTGGTCGAATATCAATCAAGGGAGGATGTAATGGCATTTGACAGGCCAACTCTTAAAGAGCTGGTGTCGCGAGCGCTCGCCGATATCAATGGCCGGCTCACCGGCGCCGAAGCACGGCTCTCGGTGGCCACGCTCAACGTGCTGGCTGTGGTGCAATCCGGTGCCGTTGATGGACTGCATGGGCATCTTGACTGGCTCGCAGATCAACTGATGATTGATCGTTGCGATGAGGATCACTTGGCGCGCTACGCCAGTATCTGGAAGGTGCCGAGAAAGGGTGCGGGACCTTCCGCCGGCTTCGCCTCGGTGAATGCCTTCTCAGCATTGACGGTCGATGCTGGGACGCTGATTCAACGTCAGGACGGTGTGCAGTATAAGACCACGGCCTCGACAAACCTAGCTGTGGGCGCCGGAGCGCTCCCCCTTGTTGCCGTGGTGGCCGGGAAGGCCGGTAATGCTCCGGCTGGCGTCGCGCTCAACTTGGTTACACCCATCGATGGCCTGGACAGCAGCATGACTGTGGGGCCAGGAGGAATCACTGACGGAACGGAGCAGGAGACCGTCGATGCCTGGCGTGCCCGGATTCTGGAGCGCATTCAGTCGCCACCGAACGGCGGCACCAAATCAGACTATGAGGCCTGGGCGCTTGAGGTACAGGGCGTTACGCGGGCATGGGTCTACCCGAACGAGATGGGTGCAGGCACGGTGACAGTCCGCTTCATGCGGGACAACGATGCAGTGCCGATCCCTGATGCTGCGGCAGTGGCAGCGGTGAAGGCACATCTCGAAACGAAAAAGCCGGTTACGGCGGAGCTGTATGTGGTAGCGCCGGTCCCCGCACCGATCAATTTCCAGTTCACTCAACTGAGTCCGGACACGCCCGCCACACGGGCAGCGATCCAGGCTGAGCTGTCTGATCTCTTGCGGCGTGAGGCAATTCCTGGCGGAACTATCAAGCTTTCGCATATGCGGGCGGCGATTAGCTCCGCCGCCGGAGAGGACGACTACGTACTCGCGGCGCCGGCTGCGAATGTTATCAACCCGGTCGGCAGCATTAGCACAGTAGGGGAGTTTTCATGGCCTTGACCGCTGAAAACTACCAGGCGCAGCTCCTGGAGCTGTTGCCGCCTGGCTCGGTGTGGTCGCGCGATCTGGATACTGACCTGGCCAAGCTGTTCTTGGCCAAGGCCGATGAGTTGGCCAGGGTGGACGCGCGGGGTGATCAATTGATTGAGGAAGCAGATCCACGCACCACCTCGGAGATGCTTTCTGACTGGGAGCGCGTCGCTGGATTGCCAGATGAGTGCATGGATCTAGCACCCACGCCCGAGGAGCGGCGTCAGCGTTTGCACCAGAAGCTGGCGTGGCAGGGTGGGCAGTCCGTCGCCTTCTTCATCAACCTGCTTGAGGTGCTGGGATATTCGGGTTGCAGCATCACTGAGTTTCGACCGTTTCGGGCGAACTCCAAGTGCAACGCGGCCCTGAATCAGGGGGGGTGGCGCTATGCCTGGCGGATCAATGTGCCGGGCAGCGTGGTCATCCGAACCATGAACGCGACCAGCCCTTGCAATGCGCCGATTCGTCGGTGGGGTGATTCGCCACTGGCCTGCATTTTGGCGCGCTATCGGCCGGCGCACACCGTCTTATATATTTCTTATGGAGCTGCTGCATGAAAAGAATCTCTACGTCAACGCGCATGGTAGATAAGTTCGGGCCAGGGAAGTCCGGTTTTACGAACGGGAATGCTGTTACGGGGGTGGCGGCGACCGACCTCGAGGCGGCTTGGTTCGACCAAGTGCAAGAGTCAATCGTGCGCACGATTGAAGAAGCTGGGCTTGAGCTTTCCGATGTCGATATGGATCAGTTCGTGACATCTCTGAAAGTCGTCATCGAGAAGAAGATCATTACTCCAATCATCGCCGGCGGTACCGCAAATGCACTAACCTGCACGATAGATAGTGTCCGTACCGCACTCGTCGATGGAGAGCCTTTGACCGTCATCGCCAAGGCTGCAAATACCGGTGCAGTTACAGCGACGCTGACCATCGGTGGCGTGGCCCTGGCAGCACTGCCGGTCGTCAAAGGCGCTAACACAGCCCTTTCACCCGGGGATATTGCCTCCGCCGGCTACCCGATGCGGTTGTGTTACAGCGCCGGGATCGGTGCGCTGATCTTGCTCAATCCGGCGAATGGCTTGGGTAGCGGCGGTTTGCTGGCATCGTCCGTCGCGACGATCAGTTCGTCCGGAACGCTTTCATCAAGCGTGGTGGGCGGCACTGTCCTGGTGAACGCCGGCGCAAGCAACACGCAGACGCTACCTTCTGCCGCAGCCGTTGGCGTTGGGCGCCGTATTGAGTTTTTGAATATCGGTGCGGGCGCAGCCACAGTGGCTCGAGCAGGTGCAGATGGAATCGTCACCGGAAGTGCATCCGTCAACAGCTTGCTGTTGGGTACAGGTGACTCACTTACGCTGGAGAGCAATGGGGTGAGCACTTGGTACGCGGTTGGCGGCTCTGCGCAACTGAAGTCGGCGGCCGCCTTCCGCTCGCTGTTGTCCGGTAACGGCTATGCGCAGCTGCCCAGCGGCATCATCATCCAGGCAGGCGCGGCATCCGTCACCGCTGGCTCTTATACCGACGTCACTTTCCCGATCGCCTTCCCGACTGCTTGCATGTCGGTAATTGCTAATCCAGGCTTGGCTGGATCGGCTCAGTCTCAATACTCAGGCGCTGGTAACGTCACTTTGACAGGGTTTCAAATCGCAATGAACCAAGGCACCGGTGTGACGAATCGCTGGTTCGCAATGGGCTACTAATAGGAGGCTACGTGTTTTATTCCCCATCAACGAAAGGCTTCTACGATGAAGCGATCCACGGCGTGCGGAAATTGCTGATTCTCGACCAGAACTGGTCTGGCGAGGAGGGCGCTGAAGAGCGTAACACCCTCATTGACAATCCTGATTGTCTGATTCCCGTGGATGCGGTCAACATTTCCGACGAAGAGTATCTGGCCTTGTTGTCGGGCCAGGCCGCCGGGAAAGTGATCGTTCCTGGGCTCGACGGAGCGCCCGTGCTGGCCGACCGAGCACCTCCCACGCCAGAGCAAAAGGCCGCAGCAGCGCTTGCTGATGTGGATGCTTTGTTGGGTGAGGCAACGAAGAAAATTGCACCTTTGCAGGACGCTGTAGATCTTGAGATCGCCACGCCTGATGAGAAGGCCGCACTGGCCGCCTGGAAACGCTATCGCGTCTTATTGAGCCGCATTGCTCAGCAACCCGGCTATCCGGATGTAATCGAATGGCCAGCGCGCCCAGCTGCGAGCTGATGGATTGACGAAGGCCCGTGAATGTGCGGGCCTTTCTTTTGCAGACGTCTACACACCGCTTTGGCGGATTTATCAGGGGATATGAATGCCAGAACCAACAACAGGAGCAGTGATCGGGGCCGGATCGGGGGCATTTGCCGTCGGCACCATCACCATTACAGGGTCATTCCTGGGACTGCAGTATGAGATGCTGCTGGCGGGGCTGGCCGGGGGTATGGCCATGCTCTCCAACCTGCCGCCGGTGTCTCGCCCTCGCGCCGTCATGATCCTGATCACCAGCGCGCTCATGGGCGGCTATGTCGGTCCCATGCTCCACGCTTGGCTTATCCAGTCCGACGTGTTCGCCTGGTCTAGCAAGTATTCGGAGGCCACCCGGCTCTTTAGCGGCTTTGTGATCGGGGCGAGTTCCCAGACGGCCATTCCGCTGGGGCTGGGCTGGGTCCGGACCAAATTCGGAGGGGGCAACATCAACCAGGAGCCGTCCAAATGATCAAGTCTCTTCTCTCCACCGACTACCTCCTGGCGGTCAATCTTGCCGCCAGTCTGATGCTCTTCCTTCATTGCGCCTTTGCGCTCAATCGCATGGATCATCGCAGCAACCATGTCGTGCGGGCCTGGTACGTGATTACCGGCCTGGGAAGCTTCGGCGTCCTGGTCGGGCCGCTGTACGGATACCTTCATCCCCAGCCAATGGAAGTCATCTCGAACGTGGGCGTTACAGGCCTCATGGCGGGCGGCTGGCTGTATCGCAATCGCCGCGCCACAGATAGAAGGGGATCGGAATGAATCTCACACTACAGCAGCTCCAACTCATCATGCCCGCCGCCACGCGGGCATCGTTGTTTCTGGAGCCTCTCAATGCAGCCATGCAGGAGTTCGGCATTGATACGCGCTTGCGCATGGCCGCGTTCTTGTCGCAGATCGGCCACGAATCGGGCCAGTTCCGATTCATGGAGGAGCTGGCCAGCGGCTCCGCCTATGACAACCGCGCCGATCTGGGCAACACCAATCCGGAGGCGATCCGTATCGCGGCCGCCCACGGCAGCACGCCAGGCCGTTTCTGGAAAGGTCATGGCCCGATCCAGATCACCGGCTACCTCAACCACCTGGCCGCCATGATGGCACTGGAGCTGGATTGCGTGGAGCAGCCACGCCTGCTGTGCGAGCCGGTCCACGGCTGCCGCGCTGCCGGCTGGTTCTGGAAGGTCAACGGCCTGGCCAAGTGGGCGGACGCGGGCGACATCGATGGCGTGAGCGATGTGGTCAATCGGGGAAAGAAAACGGCCGCCATCGGCGACTCGAACGGCTTTGCTGAGCGCAAGGCCATCTATGACCGTGCCCTGAAGGTGATCCCATGAACCGGCTTCAGACCATAGCGATAGCCCTGGGCTGCGTCGCGCTGGCCTTCTGCCTGGGCCTGATCGGCGGCTTCCTATGGGGCGGCCATCGGCAGGCGCAGATCGATGAGGGTGAGGCGGCGAAGGTCAGCGAAGAGCATGCCGTGGCCATGGCCAATGCCACCGAGCGATATCGAGAAGCCGAACGCAATGGCCAGCGCGCCGCCGCCAGTATCGAGGCCGTCCGTCAACAGGAGAAAGAGAATGCAACGAAGCAAATGGAAGTTCTGCGCGGTCAGCTGCGCACTGGTGCTGAGCGGCTGTCAGTCGCCATCGACGCGGCTAGTGCAGCCGCCGCTGCCGCAACTGCCGGCGCTGGGGATCGAGAAGCGCGAGCCAACCTTCTGCCAGCGGCTGCTGAGCGAATTCTCGATTTCGCCAGAGAAGGCGGCGACATCGTGCGGGATCTCAATGCCTGCATCGACAAGTACCATCGTGCAGAGCAAATGATTAATGAGGCTGGAAGTAACTGAGGGGTAAATAGGGGTGGCCATTCCCATTGTTTGAAAATAATGATACATTTCTCAAATACAACGTTTCTTTGGGGGAAGTATGGAGGATGATCAGGGCGGGGCATTTTTGGGCGGGGTGGCTACCCTTATTGTTGCTTTTGGAGCGGCTTATCTCTTGGGCTTCGAGTTTAAGTCCTACTTGGCGATGGTCTCTCCACAAGCATTAGGAATATTGCTTATTGTTGCTGGAGTCAATTGGTGGTTGGGGCTCAACAGGGCGTGGCCGGTAATTTTGCCAGGAGCACAGCTAATTTTGATCCCAGGAATCCAAAAGCATTTCGTTATCGTCCCGCAACTGTTTGATGATAAATTGCCATTTTTTGCCGACTCGCCATTCCAATACGGGGTGTTTTTGATATTGTCCGGTGCAGTTGCCTTCTATATTTGGCGGCAGAGTCGGTATTATTGATATTCCCAACCAACCTTCTGCCGGGGTGGGCTGTATTTGTGTGCTTACTTAATTCTGAACGGTAGATAACGGACAAATCCCGCCCCCGCAACCAGATATCGAGAAACCGTTACTAGCTTTGGCTGGTAGCGGTTTTTTGCTTTTCGGTGTGTGATCGTCCAGTGAGTCCGGTGATCCATCGCCGCTAGAGTGGGCGCGGCTCGCCGGGAGGCATCAGCTATCGATCCGAAAAGCGAGGGAGTAAATCCTGATCGGCAAGGCGAATCGCAATAGCATTTGCCGCCTTGATATGCTCCTTGTTTTTTTGCAGAGAACGTTTCGTTCGGAACGCCGACGACGATTATTCCTTTCTGCTTCTGGTCTTTTTCCAAGAGATAGATTCCGCTGGCTTCATCGATTCTCTGA